CGCTTGTTACCTTAGAAACCCTAGTAGGTGAAAGCACAACATTACAAGAAATAGAACAGCGCGGCATTGATATAAGAAATAAAAGACTTCTGCAAGAAAAAGGTTTAGCAGGCTTATCTTATGATGAAATAATAATTAAAGAAAATCAAAATAAAAAATCAAAGAAACAATTAACCTATGCTGAAATGTTGGCAAAAATACAGGCCGATATATTGGCAAGAGAGAAAAAATTAACATCTGAAAAACGCGCACAGGAAGAATTAGATAAAAAGAAAGCCGCATTGTCGGCTATGTTTGACCTTGACAAAATCAATTTACAAGCGGCTTTAACACGCAAGTTATCAGCCGAAGATGAACTGCGTGTAAAGATTTTGCAGAAGTTATCAGATGGCACAGCCGCCGCAGTTAATGAGGCACAACGCTATGCAGACATTTTAAAAGTTATTGAAGATGGCCAAATAACCACAGGTGAAATTGACATGCTTAGCAAAAAGTGGGGAATAACAAATACTGAAGTTTTGCTTTATATTCAAAAACTAATGGTAGCCAATGATGAGATACGCAAAATGATTGGGTTAATGGGTCAGGTAACTGCGCCTACATCCGGTGGTACATCAGTTTCGGCTGAAAATAAATACCGTCAAATAGCATCAGATTTAACAGCGCAAAACATTGCAATGGGTATCCCATCAGGTGCGGCGGCAGGATTGGCCGCTTCTTCTGCAAGACTACAAGCGCAGGCAGATGCTTATTTTGCCGCTAATCCAAACATTGATCCATTAACAGGTGGCCGCCGTGTTGCAATGGCAGAAGGCGGTATCGTAACTTCACCAACTAATGCTTTGATTGGAGAATCAGGCGCAGAGGCAGTTATACCTTTAGATAAAATGGGTGGTTTTGGCACAACAGTAAATATAAATGTAGCCGGATCAGTTATATCAGAAGGTGAATTGCAATCTGTAATTCAAGATGCTTTGTACAATTTAAACAGATCAGGTGCGGTTACTCAATTAACTAACTTAGGTAGATAATGTCAGCCGCTATATTTAAAGCAGAAATTGATTTTAGTAACGGCGCAAGTTTTGATCCAGCGTTAGTATTAGATAACCCTGCAACCCCACTTGATGTAGCAATATTGGGTACGGCGGCGGCAGATACAGTTGATATAACACCCTATGTAACTCAATGCTATATTCGCCGGGCGTTTAATAGATCATCAGATTCTTTTACGGGTGGCACTGCACGCATAACTTTTGTAGATGAAACAGGTCAATTTAATCCTGCCAATACTGGATCAAGTTTATACGGCAAGATTAAACCAATGCGTAAGATTCGCTTTACAGCCACATACTCAGGCACAACATATAACTTAGGTTCTTTTTATGTACAAGAATGGAATTACCAAAGCCCTACTGGGTTTGATCCAGCCTATGTAACATTATCTTGCGTGGATGGATTTCAGTTATTAAATTTAACTACTATCACTTCTATAAGCGGCGGCACAGCCGGGCAAACTACTGCACAAAGAATTACAAGTTTGTTAGATTCAGGAGATTGGCCAGGTGGTATGCGTGATATTTCAACCACTGCAACCACTACGGTACAGGCAGATGATGGGTCATCAAGATCATTGTTAGCGGCCTGCCAAATTACAGAAGCCACAGACCTGGGGGCTTTTTGGATGGATCAAAGAGGGTATGCCAAATTTTACTCACGCAATGACATCATAGTTGCAGAAGGTGGCGCAGTTACAAAATTTAGTGATGTGCCAGGATCAGGTGATATTACCTATCAGGCAGTAGAGTTTGATATTTCAGATTATCAAATGATCAATAAAGTTACAGTTACGCCCAGTGGATTGACCGGGCAAACTGCTAGCGATACTGCAAGCATTGATGATTATTTTCAGCATAGCCGGGTTAGAGGCGGCATTATGCAAACAGAGGCAGATGCTTTAAATCAAGCCAAAACAATTATTGCATCCCGAAAAGAACAAGGCGTTAATATCCAACTTAATTCATTAACCGTAGATGCCTATGGCTCAAATGATCCTAGCCGGGTTGTGGCCGCTTTAAACTTAGATATATTTGACCCAATAGAGGTAACCCAAACCTTGCCGGCAGGTAATGTGGTTACAGATTCAGTTATAGCCGGTTTAACTTATCAAATAACACCTAAAACTTTTATGGTCACTTTTAGTTGCGCTCAGCCTTTTGCCGTAGGTTTTTTGCTAGACTCTACCGTTGATGGAATTTTGGATCAAGATTCTTTGGCCTATTAGGAGAATATAAATGGCAACATTTTCAGTTGGTCAGGTTTTAACGGCGGCTCAGATGAACAGCGTAGCCAATTTGACCGTTAGAGCAGTTACGGCTACATCAGATACTTTGGTGCTTGCGGATGCAGATAATAAACTTATTACCTATTCAAATACTGGTACAACTACAATTACTATTCCACCTTATTCAAGCGTGGCAATGACTACCGGATCAGTTGTAAATTTTATTAAAATTGGCTCAGCCGGCACAGTATCTATTGTGCAAGGTTCAGGTGTGACTATTGCATCAACCGGTACAACATCTACAAATCCTACAATTACTAAAACCTTTGGTGCGGTATCTGCAATAAAAGTGAGCACCGATAGTTGGTATGTGATTGGCAGAGTAGCCGAGTAACAATGAATATTCTAGGGATATTAACTCAACCGTCAGCACCTGTTGTACTTTCCGTTGATTATCTTGTGGTTGCAGGCGGTGGCGGCGGTGGTTTTGATATGGGTGGCGGTGGCGGCGCTGGTGGTTATCGCTATTTTATTGCTCAAACTTTAAATTTAAATACTGTATTTCCTGTTGTAGTTGGCGCTGGTGGAACTCGTGGAACTTATAGTTCAATAAATCCAACCAATGGTACAAATTCATCTTTGAATTCAACATCATCAACTGGTGGTGGTCGTGGCGCAAGTCGTGATGGTGCTACTGCTGGTAATGGTGGTTCAGGTGGCGGTGGTGCATCTACCAGTGGTGGCACCGCACCGGGAACTGGTAATGCTGGTTCTTATTCTCCAGTTGAAGGTTTTGGTGGTGGTACTGGAGTTAGCGCAGGTGCTTCATCTTCAGGTGGCGGCGGTGGTGGTTCATCTGCCATAGGAACAGATGCGGTAGGTGCTACACCGGGAACTGGTGGCGCAGGAACTGCTAATTCAATTTCAGGTTCATCTGTAACTTATGCTACTGGCGGTAATGGTGCAAACATTGGTTCATCAGGTAATCCAACAAATGCAACTGCCAATACTGGAAATGGCGGAGTTGGTGGCGGAGAAGGTGGCGGTTCAATTACTTCTGCGGCTGGCGGCTCAGGAATTGTTATAGCCAAATATTCAGGCACTACACAAAAAGCCTACGGCGGAACTTATACAACTTCAGGCGGCAATTCAATTCATACTTTTACATCTTCAGAAAATTTTATTACTGCCGTTCCTAAGGCAACTGGTGGAACTATTACTTTTTCTAGTGGATATTGGTACCACGCATTTTTATCTAGCGGAACTTTTATTCCAACAGTTTCTTTAACTGCTGATTATTTAGTAGTTGCAGGTGGCGGTGGTGGTGGCGGTAATACTAGCGGACTTGGTGGAACTGGCGGTGGTGGAGCAGGTGGCTATCAAAGCATTGACACTCAATCTTTTGTATCAGGAACTTCATATACTGCAACAATTGGCGCAGGTGGTGTAGGTAATAGTAGCACTGGTACAAATTCATCTTTAATTGGTGGTTTATTATCTACAACTGCAAATGGCGGCGGTGGCGGTGCTGGTGGAACATTTGGTAATGGCAATAATGGCGGTAGTGGTGGCGGAGCAATGGCAAATAGTTCTACAAATAGAACAGGTGGAACTGCAACACAAGGGTTTGCTGGCGGTTCCGCCACTGCAATATCTACTTTTCAAGTTGGTGGCGGTGGCGGTGGTAGTAGTGCCGTAGGAAGCAATGGGTCATCTGCTACATCCGCAATAGCAATTGCTGGTAATGGTGGTGCAGGAACAAATTGGCAATCTTTAGGAACTTTTTATGCTGGCGGCGGTGGTGGTAGTGCTGATAATCGCGTTACAGTTCCGACTTATGGAACTGGCGGCACTGGTGGCGGAGCCACAGCATCTAATATTTCAACTGGTGTTAATGGAACAGTAAATACAGGCGGCGGCGGTGCAGGTGCAAATGATACTGGTGGCTCAGGCGGTTCAGGCATAGTAATAGTAAGATATGCAATCTAACAAAGGGATAATATGAATAATGTAAGTAAAATAAAAAAAATTAAATCAACCCAATGTTTTACTTATGAAGTTGTTATGTTGGTACATATTATTGCTGATGATGAAATAACTGCTAAATCACAATTGGATGAAAAAGGTGGAATAGTTACAAAACGAGATGTTAAATTAGTAAATACATTAATTCTTTACGGAGAAGATAAGGATAAGTAAATGGCTCATTATGCAAAAGTAGAAGATGGCGTAGTAACTCAGGTTATTGTTGCCGATAGTAAAGAATGGTGTGAGGCTAATTTAGGTGGTACTTGGGTTCAGACTTCATACAACACACAAGGTAATGTGAATAGCCGTGAAGGTGGAGTAGCACTACACAAAAATTATGCAGGTATTGGATATACATTTGATGGCACAGGATTCGCCGCACCTCAACCTTATGCTTCTTGGACAAAGAACTTAAATACTTATTTATGGGAAGCACCAACACCAATGCCTTCTGATGGTAAAAAATACATTTGGAATGAAGAAAGTTTGCAGTGGCAAGTATTAGAGAATTGATTAGCCCAAATGGTTGGCCTGCTAGTGAAGATCGGCAAGTGATAGGTATCCAATCTTTTTCTATACCTGGCACTAAAACTAAAATTGCCTGCGCAAAAGCGGTTGCACCATTGTTTGTAAATTTCTGTAAAGAATTTAATGAATCAGTTGAGCCAATAGATGAAGGCCAACTAGATGATTGGGGATACGCATTTAGAATGACTAGATCATCAGATCGCGTATTAAGCAATCATTCATCCGGTACTGCCATAGACTTAAATGCAATTAAGCATCCTTTGGGCAAGTCAAATACATTTAATAAGGATCAGCGTAATACAATTAACCTACTGATAACTAAATATGGGTTGAACTGGGGCGGCAATTACAAGAAGCGGAAAGATGATATGCATTTTGAAATAGCATTAACCCAACATGAGGTTGTAGAAAAAATCAAAGAGTTAGGATTAAAATGAAAATTACTACAAAACAAAAAGAAGTGATTAAGTCATATTTAAGAAGTGTTGCCTGTGCAACAGTTACAACCTTGTTGGCTTTGGTTGCAGATGTTAAACCTGAATATGCAATTTTGGCAGGTGCTTTGGTTGCACCTTTAATTCGCTATCTTGACCCTGCGGATGATAAATTTGGAATCAATAGCAAATGACCGCAAACGATCAGATGGCATTAGTTGTATCTATTGTTACAATAATTGGATCATTTATTGCTTCTGTAAGATGGTTGGTTAAACATTATCTAAGTGAGTTAAAACCTGATGGCAATGGTGGCCATAACCTAGAAGGCCGCGTTGCACGCATAGAAGAAAAGATAGACACGCTGTATCAAATCCTTATATCTAAGAAGTAAGTCAGCCCTATCCCCTACCCTATGGCCATGAAGATGTGTGTGGTTGTGCCTAGTAGGGGTAGGCCTGAAAGCGCCGAAAGGTTAGCCCAGGCTTTTAAAGATACCGGGGCAGAAGCCGATCTATACATTGTTATAGATAATGATGATCCTAAATGGAATGAGTACGCCAAAAGTGAAAACTATAAAAAGTTACCTGCGGATAATAAAACAGGTGGTTGTGCTAAATCTCTTAATACCGGTGCGGTTATGCTTTTGGATATTACTAAGTATCCTTTATATGATTATTTTGTTTTCATGGGTGATGATCACCTTCCTAGAACCCAGGGCTGGGATAAAGCCTTTATTCAAGCGTTAAATTTAGATCAAGGCATTGCCTATGGTGATGATCTATTGCAGGGTGAGAATTTACCAACCGCCTATGCAATGACCCGAAGTATTGTAAATGAACTTAGAGGTATGACATTTCCTGGATGCATACATTTATTTTTTGATAACTTTGTTAAGGAATTAGGCATTGATTTAAAGTGTTTAAAATATTTACCTGATGTGATTATTGAACATCTACACCCAGTTGCAGGTAAGGCCGAAATGGATGAAGGGTATGAAAGAGTTAATCAACCACTATGGTATGAACAAGATTTATTGACATTGCAAAAGTATGTTAGATCGGCAGAGTACGCAGATTTAGTTAATAAACTTAAATGAACATATTGATCACAGGATCACATGGTTTTGTAGGTAGAGCCTTTAGGCGTGCGTTACCTAATGTTAATTTAACTTTGGTAGATTTAAAACAGGGTGTTGATTGCCGTAAATTTTTTGCATTAGAGAAAAAGCAATATGATCTTGTAATTCATTTGGCCGCAGTAGTAGGTGGCCGGATGCTCATAGAGAATGAACCGTTAGCCTTAGCGGTTGATCTAGCCATTGATGCAGAGTTTGCATCTTGGGCAATGAGAACTAAACAACCGTATCTTGTTTATTTTTCATCATCAGCCGCTTATCCAATTGAACTACAAACATTAACTAAAAAGAAGAAATTAAAAGAGAAAGATATTAACTTCAATAAAATAGGCAAGCCTGATATGTCTTATGGCTGGTCAAAACTTACCGGTGAAATGTTAATGAATTACTTGCGTGAAGAAGGTGCACAGGTATTAACCCTTAGACCATTTAGCGGATACGGTACAGATCAGGATTTAGATTATCCATTTCCATCAATTATTGAACGCGCCATTATGAACGCTAACCCTTTTAACATTTGGGGTAAATCAACTACTACCAGGGATTTTATACACATTGATGACATAGTAGAAGCCGTATTAACTATGGTTCAAAACAATTGCAATCAAACAATAAATCTTTGTACAGGCCGGGCAACTACATTTATGGAATTGGCACAAATGGCTTTGAAAATCCTGGGACATGAGCGCACACCTGCCAAAAGGTTTAAGGTATTGACCGATAAACCGGCAGGCGTGGCCTATCGGGTGGGTGATCCAACCATGCTTAGCGATTACTACACCCCAAAAATTAGTCTTGAAGAAGGCGTTGAACGCGCTATTCGCGGAATAGTATGATCTAAAATTGGTGACTATGGCTACTAAAAAACCTAGGAAAGCACCACAGCGTAGGCGGCGTGCGCCACGCAAGGCTGAAGCATTAAATAAATTAGAAAATCATTACATAACCTTAAACGAACTTTTTAAAGCGGCCAAAGCCGCAGGTTTCAGCCATGATGTTGCATTTTGGTTAATTACCGAACCAGGTGCATCAATGCCTGATTGGATCAATCCAGGAAGCCAACCCACTGAGATCATTCCCCGAATTGATCCAACAGAAGATGAGGATGAAGATTAAGCGCGATAAATCATTTAACGCAAAATATCTTGTAATCAGTGACCTGCAAGTACCGTTTCAGTTTTCAGAAGCGGTGATCAACCTAAAGAAACTGGTGAAGGCTTTTAAATTTGATTTAGTTTTAAATGTTGGTGATGAAATGGATTTCAATACCATTTCAAGATTTGCAGATGGTAAGGCCGAATCATTTATGCAAACCCTTGATGAAGATAGGGCAACATGTCAGGATATTTTATTTGATTTGAAAACAGATGTAGTTAGCAGATCAAACCATTCAGATAGATTGTACAAATCAATCCAACGCATACCCGGCTTGATGGGATTACCCGAATTACAATATGCAAACTTTATGGGCTTTAATGATCTAGGCATTTACTACGCATCTAAGCCTTATCCAATCCCAGGCACTAACTTTGTTTTATGCCATGGAGATGAAGGGGTCATATCTAATATTGCCGGTCAAACCGCGTTGAACCTTAGTAAGCGCTGGGGGCGCAGTGTCGTGTCGGGTCACACGCACAGGTTGGGTTACACATGTGCTTCAGAAGCCTTTAATGGCCGATTAGAGAGGGTTTTAGTAGGGGTTGAGTGTGGTCACACCTGCGACCTAAAAAAGATGTCCTACACCAAAGGATACGCCAATTGGCAGGCTGGGGCGGTCATCATACACATCAAGCGTGGCAATGTAAGCGTAGAGATGATCCCATTCAATGTTGATGGGTCATTTACGGCCATGGGTAAGGCCTTTGGGTGATGTAGATCACATGAAACGCCGTACTGGGTAATTGCATTTGTCAGACCCTTAGTGTTTAATTGCATTTACAAACGCAATTGACCAGGAAGGGTTAATTATGAAATATACAATCAAGCACCATAAGTTAAATAATCAATGGTATGTAGTAACAAAAAATCCAGTATTAACTTATTCAACAGTAATTTGGTTTGATACAAAAGCAGATGCACAACAATACATAACAGATGAAATTGCATATAGCAAAGAACGCATGAAAGATGTTATGTCCATATCAGATTACTTTACGGTACAAAAATAATGAAACTTACTAAAAATCAATTTGAAGGTTTGACCGAAGCCCAAATGGAATGGGCTGGTAATACAGAGTGGTCATCTCAAAGAGATAGATTTGAAGATACGATCTGTTGGTCACATAAGTTTATTTATTGGGTAGAAAATTATGCATCGGTTATATTGGCTACCGAATTTCTAAAACAAAATAGATACGATTACAGCATTTCATACGATAATGCCATGGGTCAGTATTGTTTTACATCTAACTATGCCGGGTCATGGGTGAACGCATGAACGCCGTTGCATACTTAGAAAAAGGTTGGTGGGTTCTACCTTTAAAGCCACAATCTAAAGAGCCATGTAAGTTCTTGCGACATGGTTATCTTGATGCCAGTAGTAATAAATTAGTAGTTAAAAATTGGTTTAAAGATGATCCTGAATTAAATATTGGCCTAGCCATTGTGCAATCAAATCTTGTAGTTTTAGATTTTGATATACGCAATATTGCATCCAGGATTTTATGGGAATCTTACCGCCGGATATGTGTCACATCTAATACGCATACAGTTAAAACAGATAACGGCTATCACTTCTATTATCTTGCCGATAAAACAAAGCAATTTAAAGGCAAGGTAATACCAGGTATAGATATTAAACACAAAGGTTATGTTGTGTTGCCACCATCTATACATCCAAACGGCACTGTTTATCAGGTGATAAATGATGTTGATCCGGTTGAATTACCGGCTGAATTAGAAAAGGTAATGAGTTGGAATTAGTCAAATATGACAAACAATCAGGTGCTTATGTTGATGCAAAAGGTAAGCATTTTGTAAAGGCTTCTTTAATCCGCAAACACGCCAAAAAAGCAATAGGCGCTAAGCAGGTTAGAGGAAGGCTATCAGCCAAAATGGTTGAAGCCTATTGGTTAGACAAGTTCAAGGAAGCGGTGAAATATGAACTCTGAAATATACGGTTGGTTGGTAACAATCACCCTATTTACTTTGGTGGCACTGTTAATTGGTGTTACCTGGATTGTTGCGGTTGAAAGTGGCTACAACAAAGGATTTAAAGCCGGATACAAGCGCGGAACTGTTGATACAAAACAAACAAATGTAAAGGTGGAGAAGTTCACAGTTAGAACACATCCATCAATGCGGCAGAAGATGCTTGAAGCCGACAATGAATACTTAATGGAAAAGGTTGTAAATCTTTGGGATAGGGAAAACAAATAATGAACATGAATGATTATGTTGATGTGGCTGAGCGCATTGCGCAACTAAAAGAAGCCTATCCCGAAGCATCGTTGCAACCATATAACCCTAATAAGCCTTATGACATTGTGCAGGTTGAAGGTAAAACCTATGTGGTTTATACCGCCGCTTGTTACCGTGATCCCCATGATGTAAGGCCAGGTGTTGCAGTTGCCTGGGAACAAATACCAGGTAAAGGCATGACCGCAGGATCAGAATTAATGATCTGTGAAACTTCTGCCTGGGGTAGAGCCATAGTTGCGGCTATGAAATCTGCTACAAAGCGCGTTGCATCTAAACAAGAAGTGATGGCGGCTAAAGCCCGGCAACCCTGGGCTATAACACCAACACAATCTTTGGATGCTGAGTTATTGTCTAGGCCAGTTGAACCTGAGCCACAGGCTATGTATGGCAGACCTGGATCAAAGTCAGCGTTAATGGAAAGGGTTTTGCGAGATTCTTTTATTGAAGATAAACCGCAACAAGCCGAACCAGTACCAATGAGTTTAGATCAGGTAGTTGATGCAGTTGCAACCAGTACACCGGCTGTTCAATATTGTGAACATGGCGAAATGGTTTTGAAAACCGGGATAGCCAAAGGTCGCGGTACGCCTTATTACGGTTACACATGCCCTAAAGGTTGTGCGGCTAGATGGGCAATCATGTCAAAAGATGGCAAGTGGTACTACCCGGAGTCAAACAATGGGTGACATGGAAATGATTGATGCCAATGGGATCAAGGCTACATTCACAGAAAACGGTGTTGAGTTGGATATTGTGCCGCTAAGTGAATGTTGTGAAGTTTGCAATGATCCAAGGATGCTAAATATTAATGGGGTACGCAAGTGTGCAGGTTGTGGATGTATCAATCACATAGATTACAAAAATGACCAAATTTAACTATCACAAAGCCATGCGTGAAGGCCATGGCTACAACCTTTATGTTGCCGATCTATTGCAACACTTTGGTGTGCCACAGGTAGATGTGCCTGACTTCTCCATTGCGACTACCCATGATGAAATTAGAGATAAAACTCTAAATGAGAAAGATGTAATAGTTGGTGATCTAGTTTTAGAAGTTAAAAGTAGTAGCCGATCATTTACTAATGCTGATGATTTCCCATTTAACCCGGTGATTATTGATACGGTAAGTGGCTTTGATAGCAAAATAATCAAGCCATTTGCCTATGTAATGATTAGCCAAATTACACAGGGAATCTTTGTTATACCTACATCTACAAAGTATGATTGGACTATTGAGAAATATTATGATGGATATAGGAAAATTGAAGAACGCTTCTATTTAGTTAAGAAGCGCCACTGCCGACCATTTATAGAAATGGTTGATGTACTGTTAGAGAGAGCCAATGAGCGAACCAATCAGATGTAAATGCGGTAACTGGGTCATGCCTGGTCAATCTTGTTATGTGTGTTATCTAATTACAAGAACTCAGAAGAAACTTAATTAGTGTGGTGTAGATCACATCTCATATAGTGAGATTATGTTAGGAGTTACGCTAATATGATTTTTAGACCTGTGGTAGGCTCTAGTAAGCATTTGCCCCAAAGGCAAAAACGCGAACCCTGCAAGGGTGAGTTCGCGAGGTGCTGGCGATTCGGGATAACTCTATGTTTATTTGTAACATTATCCTTTGATATAGGTGTATCTGATTCAAATTACAAACCTACACACTATAAGCAATATATTTTAATGACCTTAAATAATCTTGATCAAACCTATTGCCTTATAGACCTATACTCAAAAGAAAATAGTAAATGGGATCCAAAAGCGGTCAATGGTTCACATGTAGGTATTCCCCAGGGTAGATCAACATACTTGAAAAAAGCATCCGGGATACAACAGATTCAATGGGGAGTGCGTTATATTGGCAACCGTTATGGCTGGATTGATGAAGTCAATCAAGTACCTAATGCATGTAAGGCCTGGGATCACTTTTTAAAGAAGGGGTGGCATTGAAAGATACAGAGAAAATTACAATCGGGGTTACATCACCTGGTTATGTAGTTACAGACTTTATGACAAGCATTTTAGATGTGGCAAGATCACAAAAACAATTGGGTCAGTTTATATCATTACAAGGATCAGGTGTTATCAGTAGATTACGCAATCAGATAGTTGCAACCTTCTTAGAAAAAACCACAGATGATTGGCTATTGCAGATAGATACAGATCAAAGATTCACAGTAGATCATTTTAAGAAGTTAGTTATTGCGGCAGACAAAGATAAACGCCCTATTGTGTCAGGTGTTGTGCATGGTGGTTGGGAAGTTGGTGAGTTATACCTTGAACCAGTGCCTTGCATATTTAAGATGGGTACTGATAATGGTTTGTATGCTATCCATGACTATGAAGAAGATTCAATCATTGAAATAGATGCGTGTGGTACAGGTGCTATCTTGATTCATAGATCAGTGTTTGAAAGGTTTGTTAAAGAGGCTGACCAGGTACATCAAGGTGATAAGTGGGGCTTCTATCAGGATATGCCACTGCATAAAGAATGGGTAGGTGAGGACTTACTATTCTGCATTAGGGCTAAGAGTTTCGGGTATAAACTATATGCACACACAGGTGTACAAATGGAACACCAACGCAAGATGTGGATAGGTGCTAAACAGCACAAAGACTTTGAACGCTTTAGGCGTAAGAGATTACAGAGTGAGGATCAAATCAATGGCGATAACAACATCACATCCTGATATAACTACAACTGCATCAAAAGTTATCAATGTGGATAATGTAAGTAGGTTTGTAATGATTCATGCTCATCAAGGCGGTGTTTATATTGGTAACAGTGGCGTGACATCCGATGCTGGTTACTTATTGGATTCAGATGATAAGGTTCAGTTTGAATTACAAGAAGGTGAAGATTTGTGGGCAGTAACAGCCACAGGGACTAAAGACCTTTACATTTTAGTTAGCAAGATAGATTAAACAATGAGCGTGTTTTTTCCTATTTTTAGCGTGCTTGTAATACGCCGCCGTTCGCGATTTCTCTCTCCCCGGCGCGTGCGAAAAAGTTTAGAAAAAAACTAAAGTTTTTATGAAAACTATAAATAGTAGAAAATACAATGCGAATTACAAGAAAATTAGAGAAATTGTTTTGGCTCAAAAGCCGCTTTGTTTTTATTGTAAAAAGACTATTGCTACTACGCTTGACCATGAGCCACCTATTGATTCCTTCCCATCACCTGAACTGTGGGTTGGTAGTCTAAGGCCGGCATGTGCTAGTTGCAACTATTCAAGGGGTGCAAAATATGGAAACGCAAAACGCAAGGCAATTAAAAATAGTCGCAAGTGGTAAGCCTAAGAAAAAGTTAGGCAGGCACACAACCGCTATGGTTAAAGCAATTACTGGCCGTACAGATATTGATACGGTTAAGCGTGAGATGCTGTTAGGCCTTGCACGCGCCTGGGATCGTATTGAAGAATCCGGTAAAGGTGGTCACACAATCCCATCCATATCTAAAGAGTTGCGCGAAATATGGGATTCATGTGCATTACCTGATGAGGATGATCTGTTTGAATAAAACCTTATGTACGCCTAGATGGGCATCACTAAGAGATGAAACGCATGAAACAGAAGGCGACAAATTAGCCCAGGTAGCACGCTTGTTAGGTTTTGAACTTTTTGATTGGCAACGCAAGGTTGCAGATGTAGGTTTAGAAATAGACAAAGCCGGATCATATAAATACCGTACTGTGTGCGCCCAGGTAGGCAGGCAAAATGGAAAGTCAAAATTAATTGAAACGCGTATTGCTTATGAATTGCTACAACCTAAAAGACATGTTGCCTATACTGCCCAGGATCGCAATATGGCTAAAGGTAAATGGGAAGAACATTTATTAAGTTTTCAGTTATCGCCTAAATTTTCAAAGCGCATTGCTAGGGTGTCTAGGGTTAATGGCAGTGAGAAGATATACATGCGTAATGGCTCAACTTATGGAATTGTTACACCTAATGACAAAGGCGCACGCGGTTTGAGTTTAAACCTAATGGTTATTGATGAAGCATTAACCCATCCGCTATCACTTATTGCAAACTTACAACCAACCCTGGCAACTAAACGCAATGGCCAACTATGGATTCTTTCTAATGCTGGTCGCCCTGGACAATCTGAGTTATTAGAGCATTACCGGGAGATTGGTCATAGAGAAATTGCCGAACCGCAAAATAGGCTTGCATGGTTTGAATGGTGTCCATCCTTAGATGACTTTGATTATTTAGATCAAGATGTGTGGTATCAGGCAATACCTTCATTGCATGAGGAAAGGGGTGTTTTGCTAGATGCAGTTAAAGAAGCGGCGGCAACTAATAGCCCTGAGATATTTACAAAGGAATGGTTGAATGTGTGGCCATCTAGGGATGCCGTACAGGTCATCAATACTGAGTTATGGGATTCATTGGCTAGAACAGATATAACTGTTGGCAATCAAGTTGTATTTGGAGTTGATATATCGCGTGAGCGTGACCGCGCTTCAATAGCAGTATCCGGCTTAGTAAGAGATTTTACGCCTATTGAGTTAATAGAATGTAAAGAAGGCACATCATGGGTTTTGCCGCGATTAGTTGAACTATGTAAAAGACACAACACCATGGTAGTTATAGATACCGGATCACCTGCCGCATCACTTATAGTTGAACTAGAAAAACAAAACATTGGCGTGATGTCTATTCACTTGCGTGATTACGCTAGGGCATGTGGTTCTTTCTATGATGCAGTACAAGCAAAAACTATCAGCCATTTAGATGACCCAAATCTAAAAACTGCAATCCTGGGTTCAACTAAACGGCCATTGGGTGATTCCTGGGCATGGAATCGCCAAAGCACAACAAACATAACACCACTTGTTGCCGCTACACTGGCACGGTATGGGGTGGTAACCAAAATTGAAGATTTACCAGTGGCAAGGAGTAAAATATACTAATGAAATACATACCATCAGTTTTACAAGTTATAGGTTCTTTAGTAACAGTTGCAGGTGTCGCAACATTTAACCCAGTTGTGGCTGTAATATTATCAGGTGTGTTTTTAGTTTTATTTGGTATTGCTTTGGAAAACAGAGGTAAATAATGCTAGGCCGATTACTTAAAAGACAAATCCAACCATCAATGGTTTATACATCATCAGGTTACATTGATTCTTTGGGTCGCGTTGGTAGATTCTTTGAAGGTAATTGGGCTGGTACTTATGTAGATCAAAACACTGCATTAGGCATACCTGCAATTTATCGCGGTATAACTTTAATTAGTGATGCTATTGGTGCGCTACCGCTTTGTGCTTATCGCAACAAACGCAAGGTAGTACCAACCCCACAAATACTGATGCGGCCAGTACCTAACGAAACTAGAATGGAAACAATTAGCGCAATGGCCGCCGCTTTAATTGTTCACGGTAATTACATTGCAGTATTAGGCGAACCAGGTGTTAATGGATTACCTGATTCAATCTATCCGGTATCACCTGACCGCGTGCAAGTAGCAAAAGAGAATGGCCGAATCATTTACAAGATTGATGACAAGTCATACGATCAATCAGAAATTATGCACATCAAGAACTTTACTATGCCAGGTGATTTAGTTGGTAAAGGTATTCTTGCCGTTGCAAAACAAGCATTGGGTAAAGAGATTGCAATCAATGAATATGCGGCAAGATACTTTGACGGTGGCGTAAATCCTACTGCCGTTATTAAATCTGCTAATCCTGATTTAACGCAAGAAGAAGCGGATGCATTAAAGAACGCATGGATGGCAATGTATTCATCACGCAACAGATCACCAGTAGTTATGAACTCATCAACTGACTTTGAAGTGTTAAGTAGCAATGCGGCTGAATCTCAATTAGTTGAGGCACAAACAGCCGGATTAACAGAGGCGGCTAACATCCTAGGGTTGCCGCCCTACTTTTTAGGTTCACCTAATTCAAGTCGTACTTACTCAAATGTTGAACAAGAAAACTTACAATTGGTTAAGTGGTCAATACAACCAATAGCCGAAAGAATAGAAGCGGCATTTTCTGATTTACTTGTTCGCGGTCAGGTAGCCGCATTTGAGTATGAATCATTATTAAAAACTGACACTGCAAGTAGATATGATGCTTATGCGGTTGCATTATCTAATGGATTCTTAACTGTTGATGAAGTAAGGGATTATGAAAACCTTGATCCCATGGATCACGAAGAAGATATGAACCCTGAAGTTGAAAGTTCATTGCAAGATGATGTAGAAGATACAGTAGAGGATAATAACTATGTCTGAAGAAAAAATGGAAAATAGAAATTACTCAGTAAATTTAGAATTGCGTGCCAATAGTGATGGCCGTACCATTTTTGGTATTGCCGTGCCGTATAACAAAGAACAGCGAATTACTAGCACAATGATTGAAGTTTTTAGAAAAGGTGTTTTTTCAGAAGTTATTAAAGCACCGCACCGGGTTAAACTTCTTAGAGGTCATGGCGAAAATAATGTACTAGGCCGTGCCACATTATTAAAAGAAACAGATGATGGCCTTTATGCTGAATTTAAAATCTCAAAAACGCGTGAAGGTGATGAAGCATTGGAATTAGTTAAAGATGGCGCGTTAGATCAACTATCAGTTGGTTTCATGCCAATCAAAAATAAAAAAAGGCCTGATGGTGTGATGGAAAGACTTAAAGCACATTTAGCAGAAGTATCACTTGTTACCTTTGGCGCTTATGGCGAACTTGCCAGTATTACAGGTATGCGCGAAGGCCAACCCCAATTGACCCCTAGACTAGATGAGGCAAGGAAAATATTAGATGCCATACAGCGTAGTAAGTAATCACCCTGATTGTGAAGGTTATGCAGTTGTAAAAACTGCAAGCAATGAAGTAATAGGTTGCCATAAAACACAGGCTCAGGCTGATGATCAAATGACCGCAATTAACATTGCGGAGTATGGCGAAAGCCGAAATGAAAGCAATGATGTAGTTGAGGAAAAAACAAGATTTAACACGGCGCTTGAAATACTAAAAGATTTAAAAAAAGAGATATAATTTCCATAAGTCGTAGAACACCTAACCCCGATTACCGGCGCGTTACACCTTCTCACTACAAAAACTACTAATAGGAGAATTATGTCAAATACATTTCTTGTTTCTCTACGCGAGAAGCGCGAATCAAAGACATCTCTAATTCAAGCAACTTTAGATCGTGCCGCAGAAGAAGCACGCGATCTATCAGAAGTTGAGTTGGCTAATGTTGAAGCCCTTAACTTGGAAATCAAAAAGTTGGATGAAAGAATTGAGCAGATGTCAGATATTGAAATTCGCAATCAAAAGGCGGCTGATTTAGCGGCTAAGGTTGATGCGAACATTGAACCAAAGAAAGAAGTTCGCGCAGGTGGCTTTAGTGTTACACGCGAGGAACTAACTTACTCAGAGCGCACCGCAGATAAATTCTTAGGTGATGCACTAAAAGCACAGTTTGCTAATGATTACGAAGCATCAGAGCGTATTCAACGCCACCAAAAAGAAATGGCAGTTGAGAAGCGAGCATCTGATTCAGGTAACTTCGCAGGCCTTGTTGTACCACAATATTTAGTTGATCTTTATGCACCATTAGCACGCGCCGGTAGGCCGTTCGCTGATGCCGCACGCAAGCATCCACTACCTTCACAGGGCATGTCTGTGGTTATATCTCGTATCACAACAGGCACAAATGTGGCTTATCAAACATCAGAGAACACTGCCGCAGTAAGCACTGATCCTGATGACACAACACTCACAGTAAATGTGAACACAATTGCTGGACAAAACAGCATTTCAAAACAAGCATTACTACGCGGATACAACATTGAAAACATTGTATTAGCAGACTTGTTACGCGCTTATCACACAAAACTTGATGATGCGCTTCTAAATGGATCAGGTTCAAATGGACAACCATTAGGCCTAAAGAGCATGACAACCGGAATCTTGGTAACTTACACAGCGACCACAGGTACAGTTGCAGGCTTGTATCCAAAAATTGCAGATTCAATCCAACAGATTCAATCAACAATTTATGCTAATCCAAATGCAATCATCATGCACCCACGCCGCTTAGGTTTCCTATTGGCTGGAGTAGATGGTTCAAATCGCCCACTTGTAGTACCAAATGCATATAACCCACAGAACGCAATGGGTACAGGCGCAGGTACACCACCGTACGGCAATAGTGGCTACTCAATACTTGGCTTGCCAATTATTACAGATGCTAACATTGCAACCAATATTGGTGCTAGCACAAATCAAGATACAATCTTTGTGGTTGATCTTAATGAGTGTCATCTTTGGGAAGAAACTGGTTCACCTACTTATGTTAAGTTTGAAGAGCCAAATGGCAAGGTTGCAATCAACATTGTTATGTTTGGTATGTCAGCCTTTACATCACTTCGCTATCCAGGCGCAATTGCTCAGATCAACGGTACAGGCTTAGCCTCACCAACCTTCTAAGCAAATAAGTTTCCAGGCCGCTACCCTTCCAGTGGCCTGGATTCTAACTATGATTGGTATTTAAAGAATGGAGTTTGTCTAATGTCCCAGGGCGATACAGGATTTGGATACCAATCATGGCTATAACAAATGGATATGCAACATTGGCCGAGATCAAGGCTTACATGTCTATTTCAGACACTACTGATGATTCCTTATTAGAAAATTTAGTTGAATCAGCATCTAGGTCAATTGATCGGATTGCTAACCGCAGATTTTATTTAGATGCTACGGCATCCGCACGGCTTTACCGTGCTTACTCTAATATTTTTGTTTTTGTTGATGATATTGGCAGTACAACAAGTTTAGTTGTAAAAACAGATGAAGATGGTAACGGCACATATTCTAAAACATTAACATTAAACACAGATTTTATTTTAGACCCATTAACTTCACAATCTTTAAACAGGCCTTTTACACAATTAACAATGGTATCTAATACTGAATCATGGCCAATATTTCCAGGTTTAACATCAAATGGATTGCGCCCAGGCGTACAAGTAACTGCAAAATGGGGCTGGCCGGCAGTACCGGATGATCTAAATATGGCTTGTTTAATATTAACTGCCGACTTATACAAGCGTAAAGATGCCCCAGGTGGCATATTAGGATTAGGCGATTTAGGCGTTGTAAGAATGTCGCCAATTGGTAGAGATGTAACCGCAATGGTTAGAGCGTATAAAAAAGAAGTTATTGCATGACCCCCAGTACGGTTAGAACTAATTTAAAAACGGCATTAAGCACAATTACAGGTATGCGCGTATTTGATTATGTCCCTGATTCTACAAACATCCCAACCAACAATGCTTTTGCAATAGTTGGCCAATTAAGCATGAATTATGATTTTACATTAAACAGAGGATTTGATTCTGCAACATGTCAGGTAATTGTTGTAGTTGGTAGAATGAGTGAAAAAGATGGACAATCAAGATTGGATGGGCTACTTGCATCATCCGGTTCAACTTCAATTAAAACCGCAATTGAGGCTGATAAAACATTAAGCGGTGCTGTACAAACACTCAGGGTTGTGTCTGCAAGCCCTGGAACAATTACATCCGCTAATATTGACTACCTAAGTTATCAATATTCGGTTGAATTGATAGGTTAGTAAGAGAGGAAAAATATGGCCATATTTATGGGTAATAAAGTTTCAGTGGTTGTGGGTACTACTACCATTACCAGTTTTGTCAGCACTGTAAGCCTTGCACGCGAAATTGATCAGGTAGAAATTACTGCCATGAACGATACAGTACAAAATATGATTGGTGGGATTGAACGCCCAACACTCAATCTTGAACTGTACAATGATTTTGCTTCTGCATCTGTGAACTCATTGTTTGAGGATGCACTAGGTTCAAAACTGAATATCAAGTTAATTCCGGTATCAGGTACAGTAACATCTACAAATCCTAGTTATACAATGTCATGCTTAATTTCATCCTGGACACCAATTAACGGTGCTGTGGATGCAGTAAGTTCGGTCAGCGTATCGCTTCCTGTAACTGCATTAACAAAATCAACAAGCGCGTAATAAAGAGAAGGTGGGACAATGCACAAGATTGAGATTGTTAAAAAAGACGGTAAGAAAATTACCTATGATCTTACGCCATCTGCAAAAGTGGCTTTTGAAGCCGAATTTAAAACAGGTTGGCGTAAGAGATTAGGCGAACTACAAATGGAATCGGATCTGTGGTGGTTTGCTTGGCGACTAGAAAAAGATGCCGGAAAAACGGATTTAGCCTTTAGTGATGAATACATCAATCAGTATTTGGATATTGATTTATTGTATGATTCAAAAAATGGATAGACCGACACGGCTCAATCTATGAAGTCGCTACCGTGTCGGTGGCCACAGGAATCAGCCCTAAAGATTTATTAGAAGTTGATCCAGCGATTTACTCAGCCATTAAAGCCATCTTGCAAGAACGGCATTTTAATAATAAGAAGGCAACAGTTAGGCGTAAATAATGTTAGCACCGGATAGATCATTAAAGGCAATCTATGTTGAAAACCTAGATGCCGTAATGGATAAAATGAAAAAGATGGATGCTGACCTACAAAAAGAATTTAGAAAAGAATTAAACAAAGCGGTAAAACCAGTTGCAAAATTGGCTAAAAGTTTTGTGCCACATTCTCCATTTCCAGGATGGCGTGATGTTGAACCAACATACCCACCTGCATGGGGATGGGCTAATGACACAGTTCACCGTGGTAGAACTTTTGGTGATGCTAAACAAAGCCGGTGGAAATGGTCACAATCAGAAGTGGTTGCCGGCATTAAATTGAGCAGTGCTAAAACTAAAGTACAAAGAGTTAAAGGCACAACATTTTCAGTAACCGCTTTAGCCATAGTAAATAAATCTGTACCAGGTATAATTTATGAGTTGGCGGGTTTTGGTACATCAAAATCAAGAAGCCGAACAAGGCGTGTAAGCCGTAATAGAAATGCCAGTGAATCTTTTATTGGCAAACTACAAGGTACAGCCAATTCAGGTGCGTACAAAGAAAAAAGATTGATTTACAGAGCATCTTATCAATTAGGTGAGCAGGTCAATGCTAATCTATATGGGGTGCTAAAAAAATATCTAGGCGAAAACTTTAGGGGTTAAACATGGCATTAAGTCAATATGTTGCAATTAACTTCCTAACCAAATTTGATAAAAAAGGTTTAGAGCGTGCCACAAAAGAATTAAAAGGTTTTGACAAAACAATTGCAACAGGCGCATTTAGATTAAAGGCTTTTGGTAAAGCCGGTGGCATAGCGGCGGCGGCAGGATTAACCATATTTGCTAAACGCTCAATTGAAGCGGCATTGGCACAGGAAAGATTAGATAAACAATTGCAATTATCTTTAAGAAGCATTGGTGAAGAATTTGCATTAAGTAGTGTTAAAACTTTTATTGCCGATCTGCAACGCGCTACAAATGTTACAGAGAATGAACTTGTACCTGCATTGCGGCAACTGATTTCACAAACAGGTGACTTGGCAATATCACAAACATTATTAGGTAAATCCTTAGATATATCAGCCGGAACAGGCGCGGATTTAAATACAGTTCTTGATGCAATAAATAAAGCCGCAATAGGCAACTACAAATCAATTGCTTCATTAGGTGTTGGCTTTACGGTTGCGGAAGCAAAAGCCATGGGCTTTATAAAACTAATGCAGGCTTTAGATAAATATGCCGGATCAGCCGAAGAACAAACAGATACATTTGCCGGTAAATTAAAATCATTTCAAATTAGTGCCGGAGAAGCATCAGAAACATTAGGGCAAGGATTTTTAACAGCCGCATCTTATATTGCAGTTGGCTCAGATAATTTAGATGTCTTTGGTTTAAAGTTAGAAAAAGCCGCAACACAATTGGCAGATTTAAATGTTGGTTTCTTTTCAAAAGGTTTTGGTCAAGCCGCAATAGATGCCGCGCTTGTTACCTTAGAAACCCTAGTAGGTGAAAGCACAACATTACAAGAAATAGAACAGCGCGGCATTGATATAAGAAATAAAAGACTTCTGCAAGAAAAAGGTTTAGCAGGCTTATCTTATG